CCGTCAGCTTGTCAACCTTGCTCTCTAGGCGGCGGAAGTCATCGTCAGTCATCTGAATGTCCCGTTGTTGATAGCATCTAGCAGACGCTTGCCGTACTTCTCCACCGCCGCCTTGGTGATGACGTACTCACCGCCCTGTAGCGCCCCGTAGCCATCGTCAGGCGCAGGAGCGCGGCCCATCAGGCGGTCGGGTGTGACCATGCCGCCTTGGTTGTAACCCAGATCAGAAGCAGATTCAGGACTGCCGCCAAATTCACCAGTGCCAACGCCGCCACCAAAACCGCCACCAGCGCCAGCAGGACTGCCACCAAATCCGCCGCCAAAAGTGTCCAAAGCCGTTCCGGTAACAGATGGCTGCGACACTGGTGAACTCATAGCTTCATAAGCCATAGGGGCCAAACCCGTCCCAGTAATACTTGGTTGCTCCATTGGGCCACCAACGGTAGGGCCACTAAAGCCTAGCCTGTCGCCGCTGTCGTCAACGTAATTATCAACGGTTGGTGCATCGTACAAGCCTTTCTCACTAGCCTGAAACCCCTGCCTAGCCACATCCATCGCCGCATTCGCAGGCGCAAGCTGTGAAGCCTCGTAGGCGGACATACCTGCGTTGGCTAACCTTCCAATGTTGAACGCCATACCAACACCGGGGATCATGCCAAGACCAAAACGCGCGCCGGGAGACATATTGTTATAGAAATCCCGAAGGCTAGACCTATCTTGCGCTGGGCCTAGCCCCATTGGGCCAGATGGCGGGGCGTTACCAACACCTTGATAGCCCTCGCCACCCATCATGTTCTGCCGCTGACGCTTACGCAGCATCTCGTTGAAAGCATTGAGGTAGTACATATGTGGTCCTACTGCGTCATGGCGTTTTGGTTTTGCGGCATAGGTTCGGCGCGGCGTGACATTTCATTGCCTAATTGCGCGGCAGCACGGCCATAAAACTCTGGCATTTGATTCATTTCGCGGCCCCGACGCAAAAGCATGGCGGACTCTACCATATCAGCGGCCTTGGCCGGACTAGTCATTTCGCGGGCAATTTCCATTGCAATTTTGTCGTCCATCCTAAGCGCAAGTTTCTTAAACGTATTGTTAAAAATTGTGATTGGGACAGATAAAAAATTAGGCAATGGCAAGCCTATTTCGCGGCCTGTTTCAGTTCCCAACCCGCGCACTTTTATGTCAGCTTTTGCGCCTGCGTCAACAAGACGCTGATAATTTCCTTCGCGCAATAGATCGTCACGAACCGCGTTTACGTGCGACAGTTGTTGAGGTGTGAACCCTTTAGTCAACTCAGAAATTCGTTTTTCAATTGCCAGAGCATTTGATCCAGGGGGAAGTGGCGGCGCAAGTTTGTTTTGGCTAGATGCTGCAAGCGATTCAATTTTTGCTAAACGGGCTGCATCTTTAGCCACCGCATCTAACCGTGGGCTAAGGCTCATGCCCGCACCATCCAAAATGCGAATTGGGTCAGCGTATTTCTTTAAAAATTTAGCGTGCGCGTCTGGCGTTACCCGGCCTGCTGCGTCAGTAACCTCTCTGCGGTACAAATCTTCAATGCCTGCCCGTGCTACGCGAGTTGCGTCGGCGTTTTTACCAAACATCGTCACAAACTGCTGGGCTTCCCGTTCACCTTTAGGCTGGAAATAAGTCTTGATTACATCGTCAGGATTAAGCCGAGGTTCGTTAAGTGATGTTTGCTTAAATAGGTTTGCATTAACGCCAGTTTTAAACTTAGGCGCGTACTCTGTGCGGTATGTGTCAAGCGCCTCTTTGTACAGTGTTTTTGCATCCGCAGGCAAGGTAGAACTACCATTAACGGCGTCATCAATTGCTTTATGTAGTTTGCCTAAATTTCGGAGCGTAACGGCTGCTGAAGGGTCACTAGACCTAGCTGCGGACGCAATATCAGCGTTAATGGCTTTGCGAACATCATCAAGTTCTGCCAATGTAACTTCAGGCGCAGGCCTTGAAGGCGTAGCTGTTTTTATGCGGGACGCCACTAAGCCAGCACCAATAGGTTTTGCCACAGGCGCGGGGGGTTGTAAGGAAAGCAGCTTAGAGACTGTTGATGGTGCAGTGCTTGGGTCAAATGTAGACAACTTACGACCAAGAATAGATTCAGCCTCGTCGATTACGTTTGTGACGTTAATCTTGGCATCGCCTGCCGCCGTAAATGCCCGGTTGTACGCCGGTTCAGTAATTGTCGCTTTAGCCGTTTGTTGCTCGGCTTTGGCTGCGTTAAGCAGAGTTTGACCAGCATCGCGTTGGCTTACAGAAGTCAAGCCTCTGTCAATTTGCTGTTTTACTCTATCAGCAGACGATTGAAACTTTGCTTCAGCGCGGGCTTGTTGGGCCAGCCGCGCTTGGTTAGTTTGCGCGGCCATGTCTGCGTAAGTGTCGGTCATCGCCGGAACTTGTAACGCTTTGGCTTGTAGCGTAGAAAACCCCGTACTTCCCGCTGGCGCTGCAACTTCACCTGCTGTTGGGGCAGCGCCAGGAACGGCTGAAGGTCGGCCCCTTAGAGCGTTAACAATGTCGTCGCCTTTGTTGCCAATGGCTTTAAGGTAAGTATCCAACTTGATGTTACCCAACTTGCTGCCGTATTCCATAGCTTTGCCAACCGCAGGCGCAATAAGGCCTCGCCCCGCAGCTTCTTCAGATGCACCCACGAGTACATTTTTTGCTTGACGAACAGCGGATTCAGACAGCGTTTCTGGCGCAGCGTTGCCTGCGGCCAGACGCATAAGTTCTTTAGCGCCTGCGTAACCAGCGCCAGACCCAAGCACCATGCCCGCCGGGCCAGCGGGTATGCCTAATGCCCCGCCGCCAACAGTGCCCAAGGCTTCAACAGTAGGCGCTATAAATTCCGCAATTGCTTGTCTACGGGTTGGTGCAGAGTCTTGCCGAGCCGTGGCCGCAGGAACTGGCCCGCCATAGCCCGGTATTTGTTCTACTAGAGATTTAGGCTGTGCTGGGGCAGCGCCAAAAGTCTGAGCAGCAAACGATTCAACTTGGGCAGGCGTTGCATCATCTGGCCCTTCAAACACATGAACCACACCATCCGGGCCTTGAACACGGTATTTAGTAGCCATTATTTTCTTTCTGGTCCAAGATATTTAAACCCGCCAGTACCTTGTAAAGCAGCAGCAGCAGGCGCAGGCGTCTTGGCCTTAATTGCTGATTTTGGTGGGGGAAGATTAGAAAACTGAGGAAACCTTTCAAAATCTTCGCCAAATTGTCGTTGATACCCATCTTGAATGCGTTCCATCGCACCTTTTGCTTGCAATTCAACTAAATCTAATTGATTTAAAAGTGGCCCCGTACCTTTTACAGGGTCAATATTTGCAATTTGGTCGGAAAGAATTTTCCATTCTACGGTAGCAATTGACCCAATAGCGCCGCTAGCTGCCGCCGCCGCTTTACCAAGCGCGGTAACTTTGCCTTTTAAGTTGGCTAATCTTACGTCGGCAGATGCGGCTGCGCCTTCAGGAAAAGATGGTAACTGGCCTGAAAAGCCAGTTGCGCGAGACAAGCCAGGCTCAGATTTTACAAACAGTATGGAATCAAGAACATCTTGAGTTGTTTGCAAAGCACCTTGAGCATTCTTAAATTCTTTTCCAAGCGTGTCTCGACGTTTGATTTCTTGCGCTGCGGTCAGTGGTTTGGGTTGTGCTACTGCTGACGCCGCTGAAGGCGCGCGTTCTTGCGATTTCTCCAACTGCGCTTGTGATGGTGAAATGTATTGTTGCGTCTGACGGTCAAACACTAGCCGCCCTACCGGCACAAAACGATCTGACATCGTAGGGTTAGCAACTTTTAGAGATGCCTCATACTCTTTTGACAACCGGGCTACCATTGCTTTTGCGCGGGGGTCAGATGATTCGCTAAGAGTGTCAATCTCACGAGCTATTTCTTGAGGCGTTCTGCCACCAATTGCAGGCGCAACCATTGCGTTAGTCTGATTTTGGTTTGGCATCATTTGGTTGGTGCGTACTGGAGATGTTACCGCGCCGCTAGGCTGAGGGCCAGCAGGCATATTCATTCCCGCAGCATCAACGCCAGATGAACCACCCTTTACTCTTGCCAAAAGGTTTTGAAACCCTTGCTCAGACGCTTGACTTTCAATAAATTTGTCAGCGCCTTGTGCTTCTCTTTGCAAGTAGCGTTGAAACGCAGTAGGCTCATCAGGAACTTCAGCCAAATCTGCTTCAAGGCTACCAAATTGGCTTCTAATTGGCCCAAGATATGGGTCGGCGTGTTGCGCCCGGACAATGGCACGCGCAGCTTCTGGATTAGGGGCTCGGAGCAGCGCATCACGGGCGGCAAGTGTTCTCTGAGTGACTATGGCCGAATCAGCCACGCGCCTTTTGTCAGCCTGACCAGCGGCAAACTCCTGCTGGCGCATACCAAACTCTTGCTGGGCTTGCGCGGCCTTCTGCTGAGCCATTGCATTGGCTTGCATTTTTTCCCTGGCTTGCGTGAAGCCTTCATAGAACCCTGACGGGCCACCTTGGTCAAGAACGCCGAAATTAAGTGCCATGATATGTCCTTAACCGTAGTTATATGGGTCGGTAAAGTTAACGCCCATTCTTTGGTTGTATTGGCCTGGGCCGTAAAAACCACTGACTAAGCTGTTAAAACCACCAGACCCAAAGGCTTTTCCAATGTCGCCGTAAGCCGATTGCCTAGCGCGTTCCCCAGCCAGCATAGCGTTGGCAGTGTTATAGCCTTGGTTTTGCATGAGTGGGGCAGAGCCAGTTACAAGTCTTTCCCCTGCTGTGACTGCTAGTGCATTGGAAGTCGGGCCAAAGCCAGCTACACCAGCGGCGGCATTTCGCGCAACTTCTTGTCGTCCATAGAAATCTTGGAGTGCCCGACCATAATCTTGCGTACCCATTTCCTGCCCATAACGTTGGGCGGCTTTTAAAGCACTACCAGAAATCAAACCGCCACGGGCAGCAGATTGCCGGTCAAGTGCTTTTTGGCCTTCTGACAACCGAAACGCATAACCTGGGTCTGCATTAAAGTCAGCCATCGTAAAAGGCCGAACATACTCGCCGCCTGCGGCTATGCCTTTGAGGTAGCCTGGAAGCGCATTGACGCCTGCTTGATAGTACGGTTGCTGCCTAGCAATGCTTTCGTCGTACATACGCTGTTGCAACGCCAAAGCACGGTCGCTAGAAGCATTTGCAATCTGCGCCGCCTCACGCGCAGCGCCTGAAGTACCGCCGCCGGTAGCCTCATCAAGACCGCCACCAAGGGCAGCGCCCGCAGCAGCGCCTGCTGGCCCACCAAAATAATATCCCGCCGCAGCGCCTAATACTTGTGCCCAACCCATAATCGTTCTCCTTGTTACCCAACCACCCAGGCCGTGCCATTGTCAAACACCGGGCAAACCACCGCACCGCCACCAACAGGGGCAGCCAGAAATATAGGCGCTAGGGCATCAGTCACCCATGATCTGCGGCCTTGCGTACCGGCTGCTGGTAGGGTTGCTACTGTGTACGCTGCGCCTAATCCATTCCCGCCATTAGCTACAGGGAGGATACCAGATACATCCGCAGTTAGCGACACCGCCCCAAAGGTCGGCGCACCGGCTGCATTGCCGTGCAAGACAGTAGTGGTTGTCCCCAAACTGCCCAGCACTGTAGGCGCAGCCCCAGCCCCACCGCCAAGCACCAGCCTGTTTGCGGTCAGTGCGCCAGATGACGCCCAAGTTGTGCCGCTTGAGAAGTACGGTACGCCGCCAGAAGTGCCTGCAACAGTAAACGCTGGCGTTGTGGTTGGTGTAGCCACCGACACAATGCCGCCCGTCCAACTAACGCTAGTCACCGTGCCGACAAACTGGTCATTGCTGGTGATGGTGAAGCTGGGGTATGTCCCGGTTACTACCGTTGTGCCTGCGCCCGTTAGCACCACTATACGATCTGGCAAGCTGTTGGTTATGGTAATGGTGCCTGAACCATTGGTAACCGTAATGCCGGTGCTGGCCGTCAGCGTCCGCAATGTGTAGCCGGTGCCGTTGCCAATCAGCAATTGGCCGTTGGTTGGAATCGTGCCAAGACCCGTGCCGCCATTAATAATTGGCGTAATGCCAAGGCCAGCGCCTGTGATGGTGTAGACGTTGTTAAACCAGCGAAACCACTCCATTGACACCGCACCCGTCTGATTGTTCAGCAGCGGGACGCGAGGTGCGGGAATCTGAGTGATGTTTGCCATATCAAGACTTTGTTGGACTCAGCACCAACTCAGCGCCCATAATGCTAACCTTTACCGGGTCAGTGCCGCTTACCTCATACACCCGGTCACGCAGCTTGAGCGTCATGCCCAGCCGACGCCAGAACGTGCGGTAGCCGTACTCACCAATCTGGCCCATGCTGGCCCAATGCTCGCTTGACCAAGTATGACCGCCATCGTCGCTCCAGCGCAGCATGACTTGCGGGTCATAACCCGGCGTTGCAAGGAATTCTTCAGTGACAATCTCAGCGCCAGCCGTATCAGGCCCGGCGTAGGCAAACGTCACCAAGGATTGAAAACCATCACCGGATTCGGTTGTAAGCTCATCGCCAGATTCAGTTGCCAAATACTCCCAATCAAACTCAGCAACAAGCTGGTAACTTGGCCCTGCTGGCGGGACGTTTGCTAACTCGGTAAGTATGCCGTCAGCAGTTTGACCTGGCGTAACTCCAAGTCCTACGCCTGTCTCAGCGTTGAGTTGCAGCGTATGGTGCGCCGTGCGCTTGAAGTTGTTTTCGCCAGGTGGCAGCGCCCTCCAAGAGCGCAACCACTTTTGAATGCCGCCATTGTCAGCGTAAACGTCTAGGTCAAACCTGTAAAGGTTGCCGTTCTCAAAATCGCCAACAATGATGTTGCCGCCAAAGTTGCATTGGCAATTGCTGCGGTGCCGCATAAACAGGCCGTTGTCAAAACCAGCACGTTCGTGCCAGGCTTGGGTAGCCACATCGTAGACCCAAGTGGCGTTACCAGACGGAAATGTCAGCACGTAGAAGGCGTGACCTTCTTGCTGGTAAGTGTACGCAATAGCGTCTGAGATGTTGCCGTACTGAGCAATAGCGTACTCAATCGCGTGAGTAGAGATGCGCGTGCCGGTGTAGCCGTTAGCGCGGTATACGATACCCTGCCCACGGGCGTCTGTACCTAGCCAGAACAAGCCGTTGTCCAGTTTGGCTATAGAGTACGCAGATATGCAGCCAATCTCGTTAAAAGCCCCTTGGATGCGGGTTAGGGGGAAGTTTGCATCTCCAGAGTTGTACCAGACCTCAACCGAGTCGGTGCCAAACACCCACAGTTGCCGGTGATCAGAGATAAGCCCAACCACACCGTCTGGTGAGCCTTCAGCAGATGCAAAGTCCAGCGGATCAACTGAAGTTCCATCCAGTAGCTGAGTTACCCAAATGATCTGACTATTGGGCTGGTTGAAGACAAAGTAGCCGTCAAGATAGGCCACTGTCACCGCGCCAGCAAAGTCTGGGTCTGTGATCTGCGCGAATACGTTGGTGACCTCGTTATAGATGTAGCCGTCAGGGTTGCAGGCAAAGAATATCTGAGTGCCGTTGTCGGCAATGGACACCGGGCCGGTGCCAGACACCGTGCCAAGCAAAGTAGGTGTGGCCGTCAAGCCGGTCAGCTTGTAGACCTCTTGGCCTGATACGACATAGAAGTCGCTGCCATTGGTCTGGTGCGCCCACAACGCCCGAATAGGGCCGGTGCCTACAGTTTGAAGAAACTCTAGCCCCGGCGCACGGTTCAGAAACCCAGCCTCAAGCCCTCCTGCTGGAATAGCCTCTGGAAACATGTTGACCATCCTGTTGTTCGCAGCGTTGATGCTACGCGCAACATAGGCCGAACCAAGGATGGGAGTGTGCATTAGGCGGCTACAGCTTTGATAACGGCAAAGTTGAAGACCGGCGTTTCAGTGGTAGTGCCGCCAGTGGTGCGGAATGTCAGGTTGAAACTTCCTGCGGCCACTGCTGTGACCATCAGATCGTACAGATCAGTGCCTGACTTTTGATTGAGGATGATTACATCCGTTGCCGCCACGGTGCTGTTGGTCACGGTAAAGGTTGCCGCAATCGTTGTGCCTGCTGCGCTGAACATGGTGATTGCACCAGTTGTTTTGTTCAACGTCACGCCTGTAGTGCGGCTTGTTGCTTGGGTTACTGCGCCGCCTGCGCCTGTTGCGTAGCCAACGCCTGCCGTGCCAGATGATGTGACTGCACCAGTTGCTGCTAGGCTTGTGGCTGTGGCCGCACCAAGCACAGGCGTCACCATCGTGGGGCTGGTAAACAGCAAGGTCTTGCTAATGCTTTTGGTCGTTCCAGCTTGGACAAAAGGAACAATGTCGGCTGCGTTGATAACGGTGGCAATGGGCAAACCAGAGATGGCAACGGTAGTCATGATTAAAAGTTCCCGGCGTAGATGTTGTAGCGTTGACGATTGGCAACAATACCGTAAGGCATTGCCATCACATCGTCAGGATTGTTGATGCGCTTGATGTTGCGCTTGGAGGTCATAGCAATGCGTGAGACTTGGGGGCTTGGCTCGACGCCAAACTCAGCGGCAATCTCGCAGGCCAGATTGAACCTAAAAGCTCTTAGGTAACCAGGTGGAAACGACAGCGTAGTTGCCAGCGTTGCCGGTTCGGTCAGTTCTTGAACCGAGACAAAATGCCACTCCAGCGGACGCAGCGGCACTGGATAGACGTACATCTCAATGTCGGGGTACGTCATGTTGACCCACAGAACCTGCGGATACGTGCTAGTCACCGTCTTAACAGCAATACCGTTGTATTGCTGCTGATTGATGATCTTAATGCCGTAGCTGACGTTGGTAGCCGCATCCCTAAAATAGGTGGCGTCATCCACCAAAATTGGCCGATTGCCAACAAAATTACCAGTTGGGCCTAACGTGCGGCTTAAGATGCTTGCAGGCCAAGTGAACACTTGATCCTGAGTGCTAAACACTGACAATCGCTCAGTGTTCCATGAGTCAATCATCTGGTTCATTGCCGACAGCGCGTCCTGCGACGCTGCCGCTGAAGGTGTCTCACCTTCTGCCAGCATTCCAATTAGGCGCATGGCCCCGTTAATTTGGTCGCCAGCAGATGTGGTCATACCTATGCTCCTAGTTCAACAACCCCAACTCGCGGTCTGCCACGGGGACGCCGCATTTCATTTACCGTGGCAGGTGGCTCAACGTCATCCAAATCATACCTTACCCAACCGTTTTGCTCGTCGTATTCAGCTTCCTTTTCAGCGCAAGCTACTTTAGTTCCGTGATCTGGGTGACGTAGATAGATGACCATATTTATAGATAGGGGTGGTTAACCCCCATTTGGTTTTACAAAACGTGAATAATTGCAAAGTTGATTACAAAAGCCTCACTTAGCGAACCGCCCGAAAGATTGCGAATTGTGATTACGCAACTTCCTGTGGTTTTGCTAGAAATCCAGCAGTTGTAAGCACCAGCGGTAGCGCCAGAAGACACGCTTAAAATAATAACGTCTTTTGCGCTGATTGTGCTGTTGTTCAAAGTGAACGAAACGTTTGTGATGTTTGCCAAAGAGGCGCCGTTCAGTGTGATCTGACCAGCAGACTTGTTCAGCGTGACCGCTGTGGACTTGTCTGTCAATTGAGTCACTGTGCCGCTTGCTTCTGCGGTATAACCCAACTCACCGCCAGACAGTACAAAGTTAGACCCAATAATGTCTTGGTCTTCAAAAGCAACACCAATTGGTTTGGTATTAGAGGTCATAATTGTTCCTTTAAAAACAGGGGCCGAAGCCCCCATTTGGTTTAAGCAACGCGATACATTGAGTAGGCAGCATCGCCGGTCTTGCGGAACAAGAACTCTGCTGCGCCGCTAACACCTGCGGCACTGCCGGTAATGGCAACAACCAGGTTACCGACGGTCGTAATGCCAGTGCCTGCAACCATCGTAATCAGGCCGGTGGAAGTACCCAAGTTGATCACAACCAACCGAAACGTGCTGTTGGGCTTGGAGTTGTTAAACACAGCGTCAATTGCCGTAGCCGTAGGCAGCGTGTACGAAGCGGCAGTGGTAGACGGATTGCCCACCAAAATGCCACCAGTAACTTGTGCAGCGGTCAGAGTGGCCGTAGCAGTTGCGGTCTGGGGCGCTGCTTGAACGCCCATAACGATTTCGTTGGTGTTGCCATCAGTGAACTGATACCCACCGCCAGAATTTGGGAGAGCCATGATAATTTCCTTTGAAAGATGTTACGAAGAAAGGGGCCGAAGCCCCATTCAATTTAGCCCCAAAGACGGCAAGCCATCTGCGGACGAATAGTGCCAAAACCGTACAAAACGTCAATACGGCAAGGCATACGGTCATTGTTGATGTCGTACTGACGAACAACACGCAGCGAGATGCCGTTGTGGTTTGCACGGGCAGCCATATCAACGCCCTGGGGCATCAAAAGGTCAGCGGTAGCAAACGTGATGGCGTCCTTGTGGTAGATCAAGTTCTGCGGATAGCCGGTAGAAGCGGTACCAACAAACGTCACGGCAGCATTGTCAGCGGGGAAGCTGTTAACGGTAGCCAAGGCGCTGTCGCTGGTGTAGATTGCTGGGCTGATTGCAACGCTCGTCCATGCACCAGAAGATGCAGTAGCGAGAGAGGTGCAAACAAACTGTTGCAAAGAACCAGTGGACTCACGGGTCTGTGGGTTGACTGCGAACACGTTGGCAATGGTAAACACGTCACCAACAGCAATCGTAGCCGAGGCAGTACCACCGTCAAGGTTGATCGTCGATTGGCCTTGGGTGCTGACAGCGCCGTTAACCAAAATTGTGTCAGTCGTAGAGCGTGAGCCAGTGGTGTGAACCTTGATGGACTGGCTCATGTTGACTTCTTCATAGCCCAGAACACCAGTACCCATCATGCCGTTCTTGAACTGGCGGGAAATGGTGTCGGTGGGGTTAAACAAGCCTTTCATGCCTTCAACCAGACCAGCGTTGGCTGCGGGGTTAACCGTAGCGTAGCGCGGCGACATAACAGCAGCGTTCTCGTTCAGCTTCTGCTGGGCTTGCAACAGCACCAGTGAAGTAGCTGGAGTTGTGCCAGGAGTGCCAACGGTCGAGTAGATCGACTTGTAGGCGTTAGCAACGTCTGCGTCAATGCTGGAAGCCAACTGCGAAATACGGGGTTTCAACACCCGGTCTGCAAAGTCGTCCAACTGCATGGTCAGTTCAGCGGAGGTAAAGTTCACGCCGATGTGTTTCTGGCTAGCAACGGTCAGGGTTGTGAACTGCTCATTGTCGTCCTGAACTTGCAGGGCGGCACCGTCAGTAACCAGAGCGCGGTCAGGCAGGCGGATACGCAGGGTAGAACCAATCTTGGCGCCGTTAACAGCAAAGCTGTCGTCGTACTGCCGGTTCACGTTGCGGGTAATTACCAGGTTGTTCTCGAGGATTTCGAGAGCTTTCCGGGTAATCATGTCAATGGTAAGAATGCTATTAGCCACGATTTTTCCTTAGAAACAAATTAAAACTTACGCGCCTGTTGCGCTTTCACTTGCCTTGCTCTTTCGGCCTCAATCCACTGGCTGGTTGTCATGGTCTTGGTAGACCGTGGGTCAGTCGTGTCGTAAGACCCAGAACCCACCCCTCGGGCGGTGACTGGTGAAATCGGTTCAGGCGCACCAGAAGTGCGTTTTTGAACGGGGTTATCGGCTAACTTAGCCTCAAGCCGTCCAAGCTCTTTTGCCTGCAAAATAGGCGATAGTCGAGAAATACGATCTGCCTCTTTCGGATTTGAGCCAAGGTGATAAACCAAGTCAGGCCCAATGTCCGACGATTGAATCGTCTGCGCCATCACGGTTGTGATTTTCAGGTTCGGGTTGTAGGCAACTTGTTCAAAGTCGCTGTACTTAGACCGAGCCGTTTCTTCACGCTCATGATAGTTATCAAGAATCTCAGCTTGCTGTTTCTGGATTTCCCGCTGCTCAATCAGCTTATAAGCCTTGGCTTCTGCGTAAGCATCAACCGACTCAAACTGCTCTTGCGGAGGTAAGTCCACTGCCACTGGTGGCGCAGGCTGTCGCTCTCGTTCCCACTTTCGCTGCTCTCTTGCGAGACGTTTTCCAATTGCGGCATCAAGTTCCTCTTGCGAGAATGTCTTGGGAGCCTCAACTTCCGGCGTTTCAACTACAGGTTCTGGTGTGGCCGCCGTGGCTTCCAGTTCCGGCGCGGGGGCTAATTCCGCTGATTGCTCTACTTCTGACATTTTGATTCCTGAGAATCCCTGGTCATTGGGCCAGTACAAATATTATAGACCTTCCCCCGGCGTTATGTAAAGCACACAAGAAGAAGCCGCAGTTGCGGTGAAATACCAAGTTGGCGGGAAGCTGAAAACTTCCACGGCGCCAGCCACAATGGGCATGGCATTGCCGGTTGTAGTGACTGCCGCAGCGTTAGTTGCCGCAATAGCGGCAGTTGCACCCGCACCTAAAAACGCCGTTACTGAACCAACATTGACAACTCGGTATTGGTTACGGGGCGGCGTTGAAGCCGTAAAATTAGGAGGGATTTGTACGGCAGTAGGTGCGCTGGAATTTGCAGTAATAGCCGCAGTAGCGCCGTTTTGGATAAACGCAGTGGTATCAGTCATGTTTGTCTTTCAGGGTTGTTCAGCGGCTCGTGCCTCAACTTCATACGGATTCATTTTATAACCATAGCGTAGCAGCCAGTAGCTGTACTTGATGAGGTAAACCAGCTTGCCATCACGTTGCATCTGCTCCAAGTGCTTGCGCTCGTGCCGAATCAGGGGTTGGCACAGTTCATAGCCTGGAGCCATGTAAATGATGTTCCAAAAGCTAGTCCACCCCTGGAAACCACAGGCTTTCATGTATCGCAGGATTGGGCCAGAGGCGGTGCGGATCATGGCTTGGCAGTAGCTTCCTGTGCAGCTTTGTACGCAGTCACCACAGCAGCGGTATGCGTTGCTTTGCAGATAGCCTTCACACGGGCATCCTCTGCGCTGTAGTCATCGCCAGGGGCGACAACGTGGCGGTGAAAGTTGCCACTGATTTGCTTGCCATCTTCCATAATGGCGGTCTTGATGCGAACTTGCACAGAGCCGTTTTCCAAGACTTCAATCAGATCAACAGAGTTAACTTTTTCCAACATATCAGTTCCTTGTTTCCAGCTTGACCATCCAGTCAAGCATTAAGGTTTCCAGTTTTCCGAACTGGTACGGTTATCCTGGGTAAATTCGACGCATAACAATTTTGTAGTTAAGGCCGTATGATGAGCCAGTCACATTCATTTGCACAGTGTTGCTACTAAGACGCAACCAAGCTGGCGTTGAACCAGAGTAGCTACGCAATGTGGCGTTCATGATCGTGCCTGAATCAAAACCAGTGCTTAGATCAGCAGAACCTGAATAGCAGGTGTACTCATACATTGCCAATAAATTAACTGCTGTTCCAGTGACTTCAGCCGCTGGAATCGTAAAAACAGTTGTCCATGTGGCGCTGGTGAGCGTTCCGCTTGCAACTTGCATTGTCTCGTTGCCAAATATGACAGAGCCACCAGCTACAGGCACAGTCAAATTTTCGCCAATTACTAGGTCGCGGCTTGATGTTATGTCTGCGTTTATTCTTGGCAGATACAAATTGTATGCGTATTGAAGCGTAACGCCTCGTTCATCAAAAGCGGTTGCTGAAAATGTAAAGACGTCCGCAGCCGTACCAACTCCCCAACCATAAGGCTGTACAAAAATTGGCGAGCCTTCAATGCTTACAACATTTCTAAAGTTGGCCTCAAAATACGGTGTGTTAAATGTTGCTGTTCCACCGGCAATATGTAACGCGCCATCGCTTGTGGTGGTGCTTCCGCAGAACTCCATCACGCAATCGTTGTACAACATATTAACTGCACCAGTTTGCGTGATTCCACGCAAGCAGCCAGACACGTAAGCGCGATCAACTTGTGTTGCTGTACATTGCGTAATGCCGTTAAGTTGAAAACTTAAACCGTAAGTACACGACCCTGCTGTAAAATTGGCAATGCCGACATAAACAGACCCACGTAACTCAAGGCCCGAGCCGCTAAAGTTTGTAGACCGGATGTTGTTGAACTGAGCGTATGAACAACCAATTGCAAGAATTCCGTATGTATAAAGTCCGTCAGTCTTTGTCCCATTTGAATCAAGAATTAAATTCTCAATGGTGAAAAACTGTTTTGTTTCTGGCGCTGGAGCAACATACTGAATTTCAAAACATGACTGTTGTACTGCGGTATACAACTTCAAAGTTGTAGACATGTCAAAACCGCTGATTCTTTTAACGGCGCTGTTTTTAGTAATAACCAGTTGAGAATTAAGCCGATAAGTTCCGGAAGGAATGATGATTTCAAGTGCGCCAGAATCAATGGCTGCTTGTATTGCAGGCTGACTGTTTGTGGCTCCAGTGGGGTCTGCTCCATAGTCAAGCACGTTTACTGGTGCACCAGTAATCATCGAGTAGGAAACTTTTGTAAGTGACATGGCTTGCCTTTAAACGGAATACGTCATTGCAAAATCTACACGTTTACCAGTCAGGCTAGTGTAAGTAATTACAGCGCCCGCTGTGGAAAATGCACTGATCGTTGCAGCACTTGCATTTCCATATAGAAAAAAAGCAGAGCCAAAATCGGTGTAACGCAAAGACCCACCTGAGCCTGTTGCCCCAGAAGTAAACGGCAATCCTGTGATAGTGGCTAGATTTGCATCAATTTGTACGGGAAATGTAAGTGTTCCAATCACTGTGACCAAGCGTCCAACTTTTGTATAAATGCCTGACACGGCAGTTGCCGTACCTACACCGCTTGCAGGCGTCCAAGTGCCTTCCTCGTAGTCAGCCAGCAATTCACTGGTCATCGTGCCAGAGCCTGAACTGGTGGCAGTAAAGTCAATGCCTTTGCCTGCTGTGCCGATGACTAGGTTGCCTGTGGATAGGGTAACGTCACCGGGCAAAGTGATGGGCGTTGCGATCTGGCTGGCGTTAATGACTGAGGTTGTAGCTTTTAACATGGCAATTCCTAGTTGTAAACAACTTCAATAATGGATGTGTATGGCGGTGCTTGGCTGAACGTTACCGTGCCACTGGTTACAGTGTAGGTATTGCGGTTTTGATACACACCGTTGATGTAAATGGCGGTAAAGCCGTTGACCACAGAGAAAGCAACCTGCGAACCTGTGCCAGTAGCGTTGCTTGAAAAGGTTGTGCCGTTGATGTTGTCAACCGTCCAGATCAGCACATTGGTGGCGCTGTACAAGGCAAACTTGTAAATAGCCCCACTGAGCCACACATTGGCCTCGCCACGGCTGTCTAGGATGATGGGGTTAGTGTTGGCAGTGTTGCCTGTGGAATCGGTGTAGGACGCCAATGGAGTCGTTGTACCGGCAGCGTAGGTATACAGCTTTCCGCCCACCAGCGGTGCGCCATTGGCATCAAAAAATTGCAGTTTGGGCGTTGGGGCTAAAGATGTTGTACTCATGCTAAGAACCTCAACTTGTAGAGAGTACGCAGATAAATCTCAACAATGTTGTCAATCAACTGCTGAAGCGAACTGTCAGATTTATCGCACACTTCATAGCGTACTTTTTCAATCTCGTCCAACTGGCTTTGAAGAAACTCAATAATGTTGGCCGTTTTCTTGTTGTTGCCCAGCGTAATCTGACCCATCAGGCCATACCGGCCTTGGTAGGCTTCAGCAAAATCATCAGCAGCACCCACAATACGCTCGTAAAAAATATTGAGCGCAACGTGTTTGGAGTAGCTGCGGGTATTCAAATGAACGCTGTGCGCTACATCACGCGCCAGAAACAGCATGCCTACAAATTCATTGCCTTTCATTGTGGCATCTCCTGTGGTTGCATTTCCATTTCTGGCATACCAATATCACGCCCTGGCATTTCGTTGATTAGGTCGCCGCTGGTAATCATGCCGTGGATTGTACCTAGCACCACCTCTTGCACCTGATCTGGCGTCATAGCCGCCGACAAGGCAGTCATGCGCTTGGTTTCTACATCGTAGGCTTTGACTTCGGAGTCAAACCGCTTGATCTCCAAAGTCTGAGCTTCCATTGACTCTTGGACGTTTTGCAGCATTTCTTGCATCTGCTGCATTTCCTGACCCATAGCCTGCATCTGCATATTGGCAGCTTGCAGGGCTGGGTCTTCATCGTCGCTCAAAAGTTTGGGGTCAATGGTCTTAGCCAGCCGTTTAGCCAACTCATCCGCCCCAGGCCAATCCATTGCCTTGACAAACAAGTCGCCTGCAATCTGCATGAGCGCAGGGTTGCCTTGCAGCAGTTGGGCCATTTCTTCCCGTGTCTCTTGGCGTCTGGTGCTGTAGCTGGGGCCGGTAGTTACAACCACATCGTACTTGCCGACGTTGGGGTTGTATATTTTGTCAATCTCAATGCCTTCTTGATTGACAATCCGCTTGACCGGCATTTCTTGGGACGGGTCAATCTTCGCCATGTCCGTGTCGCCGTCTTCACCAATGATTCGGGCAATACGCTGGGTGTCGTAGATTTTGGGGATCATGTCCACCAGTTGCCGGGTTACGTACCGAATGGCACGGGCCAGGTTGTCAACGTAGTGGTAAGTACCAACGTCCCCCTCGCGCTGACGGGCCAAAATAGCCTTGCCGCTGCGTTCGTTACCGCCCATGCCCAAACTGGCGTTGTACTGCCCCGTGGCCGCTTTAATGTCCTCAGACGCCCCTGATTTGGCTTGCAAAAGGCCCGTAGAGGCCATTGGCGGCTGGGCGCGTTGGGGTAATGGCAGAGTAGCACCAGCGCCGTCTGTAACGTCTGGATTGACTTCCAGATACGGCCAGTTGGTCGTATTAGCAGTCTTCCACTGGGTTTCGTACCCCTCAAACTGCCCACCGTAACCAATAAACGGTGCTTTAGGCGCTAGGGCCAGCATCTCTGCTTCTTGGCTTACCCAATAGTTGTACATCCGTTGGGCGTCCTTGGCATTCCGCACCAGACCGGAGACATAAATCTGCCCGTCAACCTCAAACTCATTGCCGACCACGCGCACGATGGGAATGTACTTACCCGCCCAATCGCGCTTCTCCAGCACCTCGTAGCCGTTGGTTTTGACCCAGCAGACCTTCTCCCGCTGCACAACCCGGTTCTTCAACGGCTTGCCGTAGAGTGCCTTCAGTTGCTTGTCATCAGGCGTGTTGTTGAACGCCGTGATGTTGTTCGGGTACAGGTTGAGTGTCTCGGCTTTGTACTCGCAATAGAAATACTCAGCAATCCGCACCGTTTCGTCCCGCAGCCACTGCGTCAGGTCTTGGTCGCCAATCCCAAGGGACTGCAAGCTGCTAATCGGCGCGGCATCTGGGTACAGGCGCTCGTACTCGTCCTTGGGTACGTCCTCCGTGACAAAGCACCACCGCGCATCCGCACCGCAGGGGTCTTGAATAGCAGGGTCCATGAACACCGAAAACGAATTCCGAACCCGGCCAATTTTGAGTTCTTGGTCAAAGCTGTTCTCGTTGCAGTATTCAGTCAGTACACGAATGTAGCCTTCACCGTAGGTGACTTGGTTTTCGCAGGCAGTTGCGTAGGCAATGTCAGCATCACTGATGTACTCAATGTGCCGCACAATGCCGTTGAATATCTCTGCCATCTCAGGATCTGCAACGTCATCCGCAGGTATAACTTTGCCGCTGGGCTTGTTGTAGCGTTGGTCGTTTGTAACCTGGCGAACGTGCTGCGGCAGCTTGTTAATGGTCAGGCAGGGACGGGCGTTGATGGTCTGCCCCTGCACCGCCCCGCGAGTCGCCAACACATCAGCAGGCCACTGCCACTGGTTGTCCGGGCTACCCGCCATGAACCGCAGGTCATCAAGTTCGTTGCTGCGCGAGTCGCTGTAGGCATCCACCGCCATTGTCATGCGCGAACGCATGGTGGAGAGCATATCGCTGTACTCTACGTCATCGCCCCCACCAACATCGGCAACCTTGCCAACCTTGTTAATGCCGGTGTAGTCAACCATTATTTTTTTGCCTTTTTCTTAACCGCATAAGCTATCGCCACGGCCTGTTTGACAGGTTTGCCTGCCTTGACCTCGGCCCTGATATTGGCCTTGAACGCCGCAGGCGTAGGTGACTTTTTGAGTGGCATTACTTCTTCTTCGCCGTCTTGGCAGAATCTTTGAAATCCTTGGCGGTAGGCGCTGCCTTGCTGCCGACTTTGTTCATTTTCTCACCAGAACCAGCTTTAATACGGGCTTGTTTAGCATTAATGTTGGAATAGAGCCCAGGTTTAGCTGATTTCATATTAGCACTTCCATCGTTTAAGGGCTGCTTTGGCGCGTTCGCCATCCTTGGCGTTAGCAGCTACTGCGCCCATTCTTGCACAAAATGAATCCTTGCGGCCCTGATCAGCTTTGGTCTTGGGGTTTGGCGCAGGAGCCTTCAAGTTAGAGCCAGTGGCTGCATTGTATACAGCACGCCCCTTGGCAGTCAAACCAGCGCCCTTGGACGTTGGCAGCTTCTCGCCACGCCCAACTGATAGAGATACGTTTTTCTTCATGACCCCATCCACCCAGTAGACACCGCCGAGTGATCCGAGTACCTGCGCGGGGCTGCCTCACGGTACTCCCGATGCGCCACAGGGAAAGCAAACGTCACGCATATCGCATCCGCAGCGTCTGGACTAGCTAAACCCCGTGCTTTCATTTCTTTCTTGCTCTCCAAGAAGATCGTACCCCGTGAGTCAGGCTTCATCAAGGGCGAAATTAGGTCTGTCTTCAAAAACCTATCCTGCGGAATACTAGCAGATTTCAACCAATCTTTCATATCCCCCCACATCTGCGCCCTCATATTTCCATACATTATCGGGTTTTTGGACTTGTTCCCAAAGTTTACACCCTTTATCTTGTACCGCTGCTCCTTGAGCCTATCCACAATCCCCGCCCCCAGCCCACCCTCATCAATCACCACCATTGCAGGCTTGTACTCCTCCATCGCCTCAATGATATGCCCCACCACCGTCATGGTGTCATCACCTCTATACTTCTTTATAGACACAATATCCCGCCCCTGCCGCACCGCAATC